AAAATAATAGTGGTGATGTTATTGAGATGGGAAGTGGGAATGGCTCAACAAGGCTACTTGATGAAGAGTGTTATCGTTTGGGTAAAAAGTTTATGTCAATAGAAGACACGCCGGAAAAAGGAATTGCACCTATTTATGGGTGGAATATTGTACGAGACGGGTATATCGGCATAAAAAATAGATGGGGTTACGAATTTGACCTATTTGAATTGGGTATACTATTTGTTGACTGCGCACCCGGAGAAATAAGAAAACATTTGATAAAGGAGTGGCAAAGCGAATCGAAAGTTATTATTGCGCACGATACAGAACCCGGTGCAGAATATGTATATGGCATGGGAAAAGTTCTTTCTACTTTTAAGTATCGGTTGGACTATCAGCCAGAAGGTAAGCCACATACAACAGCAGTAAGCAATTTTATTGACGTAACAAAATGGGTTGAATGAAATTGAATTTGATTTTAGATTCAAGACGGATTGAAAAGTTTCAGCCATTGATGGATGAATTGGCAGCGCAAAATATTACTGATTACGAAATTTGGCCATGCGTGATAATGAACGATGTGCCACAAAGCATAAACGCATCTCATAAGATGATTGTGCGGGATGCCAAAGAAAAGGGGTTGCCGGAAGTTTGTTTGGGAGAAGATGACTGTTATTTCCCGGCAGCAGACGGGTGGCAGCATTTTCTAAGAAACAAACCCAAGCCAGAAGATTACGATATTTATGTAGCAGCAACTTATGTAGTGCCTGTATCAAACAATATAATGTGTGGGTTTCACCTGTATTGCGTTAGCGCAAAGTTTTATGATGACTTTCTCTCAATACCTGACACAGCACACATAGATACAGCAGCTAATGATTTGAAAGGAACATGGAAGTTTTGCTACCCATTTGCAGCATTACAGAGGGCGGGATTTAGCGCAAATAACATGGCAGTTGTAAATTATAATGCACTATTGAAGCCAGAGGACATATACACATGAACCAGTTTATAACATACCGTGAAAAAGATAATGAAGGTGTTTTGCAATACTATATTCTGCAAAGAAACTTTCCCCATTACGTAGGGAGGCTTTCTTCTTTTCCAGTAGAAGGTGCTATATGTCAGTCGCCACTACCGGGGTATAATCTTTGGATAGTTTTTAGTGGAACTATAAACGGAAATTTTATACCATCCTTCCCCAATGAAATAGTTAACATACAATTGATTTTTGATAACATGGCAGTATGGTTTCATTCGGAAAGAGTATTAATGGATAAAAAAAGATACAACAAATTTAAAATAGTAAGCGATGCTACAATCACCAACTAATCAAGTTTTAATAAAAGTAAAAACAAAGTACATAGCTAATATGACTGACTTGTTAAAAGTGTCAGCTATTCAAAATGGTTCAACAATAGACCCATCGGATTATGTTAATATCATTGGTGAGGTAGTAAGTGTCCCAATCGCCATAAGTGACACAAAAGACTACAAAGGATTTTCCACCCATGACATTTATGAAGGAGATACGGCTATTTTTAGCTACCAAGTAATATCTTCAAGGATTCAAAGAAGCCATAACCGTGACCCGATTTTCAAAAACTTAATAACCTACAAAGGGGAGGAGTTTTTTTCAGTCAATATCACTTATCTTTTCGCTGTCATAAGAGGCGGGGAAATCCGTATGCAAAACGGGTACGTCATGGTGGAGCAAATGGAAGCTCCCAAAATCATTATTTTGGATGCCAAAACTAAAAAATCCAATGCCGCTTCTACGGCGGTAATATCAAACATTAGCAAAAATAATCACAGTTTAAAGCCAATGGACAGGGTTTACTTCGCCCCAAACAAGATTCAGTTATATCAAATCGGCGGAAAACCTTTCGGAATTGTCAAAGAAAAGGACATTTTAGGCAAAGAAATCCCTACTTATCAAGAAATTGCTTTGTTAAATTGAAAAAAAGTATAATTTTGGTAAACTTCAATAACTTTGACTTTAGCCGAAGGTTACCAATTCCTAAATTTCTGGATCAATAAAGAAATGGGATCGTTTTATACGATGCAAGAACTTGACCTCATTGTTGACAGGGGTCAAATGACGCTTTACTCCAACCTTCAGCCACGCTACGCTACTTCTCAAAGGATAAAAGATTCACTCTCTCCATTTAGGGCTACCTATGAATTTAGCCCAAGCGATACCGTTTCAGGGTATATTTCAGTCCCATCAAATCTCAACTACCTTGATTTATTGGACGTTAGGATTACTTACACCATAAGCGGTAGAGGTATAAGGTACGCTGCCGTAGCAATGGTAAACGAGGATGAGCGGTCAGAAAGGCTAAACTCCCAACTTGATCCAGTAACGCTAACAAGCCCTATTGGGGAAATGGCTGCCCCCGGATTCATTCGTCTTTGGCCAACCGAAGCAAATACAGGGGTGGTAACGTTCCTTCGCAGGCCGGTTGCGCCACACTTTGCATATACAACGATCAGCGCAAGGGTTATAGTATATGACGCCGATAATTCAACAGAATTAGAATGGTTGGAAAAGGATCAAAACATGGTATATATACTTGCTTTACAGTCTATTGGAATAAATATAAGTGAGCAAGATATTATGCAGTGGAGCAAAACAAAAGGCGGCCAAAACTTTCAAGGTAATATAAGAGAATAATTATGGCAGTTGTCACTATATACCGACTTGCTGAAGAATGTTTGAAGCTATTGAGTGGCGGCGATCCACCCGTAGCAACCGATATAAGCCTGAACGAAATGAAAATTTCAATCGGGCAGGTGGCGAATGGGTTGCTAAAAACGGAGTACCTGCAAGTCAATATCCCAATGCGGGAAATGATACCAAACGGTTCAGTATTAGGGCTGTATGAAGATATTGCAGTTACTTCATACAACGGGAAAAGCAAATGTACACTCCCTGTTAAACCATTAAAACTTCCACGTAACATGGGAGTTTTTGCTATATACCCAAAATACCGAAACATTGATAGACGGTACGATTTGGACAACGAGTACATCCCATTGCAAATGGGGCAAGCTGGGTTAATTAAGTCTCAATTAATGATTAACGATTTATTAGGTCAGGTTGGGTATGAGGTATTCGGGAACGAAGTTGTCTTTACAAAAGATATAAAATTGCAGTTCCCCGAAATAACAGTAGCCATGCGACTTGCTATTATGGATGTATCGCTTTATGACGACTATGATATTTTACCAATCACTCCTGAAATTGAGTGGCAGATAAAACAAGAAATATTCAAAATGTATAGCGAGGAGCCACTTGCAGACAAGTTGGTTGATAGTACTGTCAAGGCGCAAAAGAACGTTCCGATTAAACAACAACAACAAAATTAATGACGTTTGCAACGATTGATATGATTGTTCGCCGCAGCCTTTTAGAAAAAGGGATGCCTATGCAGTGGTACGCTGAATATTTATTTCATGCTGCCGCCTGTATCAGAAATTTAGCTAAAGACACTTTAAGAATTATAAACGCTGTAAACAGGCCAGTTAATAGCTATGGTGCTTTTGATACGCCGGGGGATTTCATGGACGATTTGGCTGTATGTATCCCATCGGGAGACCAACTTCATAGACTACCAAAACAAGATTGGTTAACGCCAATTAGAATAAACAATCCAACAACAGGAGCATTTGAGCCATACAATGAATTGGTAGATGAAGATAGGGGCGAACAAACTGTTTGGGGATTCCCCGGAGGATGGGGATATTTTTGGAATGTAAATGATTTTGGAGAACCAACAGGAAGATTCTTTGGTCAGGGTGGTGGAACTCAATCAGGCTATCAGTTATTCAAAGAAAGACGGCAAATTCAATTAACGCAGGATTTTATTTTTGAAGGCTCAAATGTAGTGCTACTGTATATTTCAGACGGCCAAAGTATAGACAATGCAAGCCAAGTAGATATGCAAGCATTTAATTGTGTACAGAGATATATTGATTGGATGAGTAGCCCAAATGCAGGTATTGATATGTCCCCTGAAGGGGCTTCTTATTACAATGCAAGGAGGCATCTTCGAGCCAACTTAAATGATCTCACTCGTACTGATGTGCTAAACATAATTAGGAACAGTTATACAGCCGCAATGAAGTCATAGATGGAACAAAAGCATAAATATTTTACAACTAAAATGCGTGGAGATAAAAACGATTATGTTGTTTATATACACAGAAACCCAAATACTGAACAGATTTTCTATGTAGGGATTGGAGACGAAAAAAGGTCACGACACATGGGGAGCAGGTCTCCAAGATGGAAGGCGTATGTGAATAAATATGGGAAGCCAATAGTAGAGGTATATAAGTCTCACTTATTTGAACATGAGGCTACTTATTTAGAAGCTCATTTAATAAAACTTTTTGGCATGAGAGGGATTCATGCAAATGGGATGTTGGTTAATTTAAGTACGGGCGGCTATCATTGTGGAAAAGGAGTTACGCATTCTTATGAAACAAGAATGAAACAATCTTTGGCTAAAAAGGGGAAGCCAATTAGTGAAGAGCATAAAAGAAACATATCGTTAGCAACGAAGGGAGAAAAGAGTCATAGAACCGGTAAAAAAGCAAGCGATGAAACCAGACGAAAACAATCTCTTGCTAAGAAAGGAAAGATACCGCCAAGTGCTAAAAAAGTTATAAACGAAAAAACAGGAGAAATATTTCCTTCAGGAGCGGCAGCGGCAAGATTCGCCGGGTATAATATAAATCATTTTGTTGGTTGTTTAAGAGGGTATCTGCCAAACAAAACAAGCTATAAGTATTTGTAATGGAAATGGAAAGAAAATATTTTTCTGATGGTAAGGGCAACTTTGACGATGCCCCCTTTGCAGTTGAAATAAACGATTTTATAAATAAAGAAAATTGCAGAACTGGCAGCACAGATGCAGGAGTAACAGGAACAGTTGAAAGCATTGGAAGTACCTTACTTTTATCAACTCCTGAACCTTCTATTACTTTTATTGAATTAGGGGCTGTTGAAGATGCGGAAAATGATAGAATTTTATATTTCAAAAAGAACGTTCATGGGCCTTGGGATAGAATAGAGTGTTGGGATATTGCCAATCAAACTACATACATTGTTCTTTATTCCGCACAAGTAGTTGGTGGATTAAACTTTGATAAATACTACCCTATCCATAGCGCAAGAGTAGTAGACGGGCTTTTATACTGGACGGATAACTTAAATAGGCAAAGGAAAGTAAATATTGATGCAGGAATAAACTTAAACCATCCGGGTACATTTCCAGATACCGAAGCCTATACTGATCCTTTAAATGAGGAAGTAATTTCACTATTAAAAAGACCTCCATTGCTGCCTTTGCAAATATCTAAAGTATGGCAAACAGTTCCAGCATTAACTAATAATTTTATAAAAGACGGAGCCTTTCAATTTTGTGCAAGATATTATTATAAGGATGGTGAGACTTCTGTACTATCCACTTATAGCGAGTTAGCAAATTATAATATATCCTCTGATAATTATAATAGAATAGATGTTGTTTTTCAATTAGAAGAAAAGATAGATCAAGATGTGCAAAGAGTTGACTTAGTAGTTCGATATGGTGAGACCCTTCAGTTTTTTGTTGCTAATTTTTGGGATAAAAATAACCCTACCGATGCAGCGGAAATTCAAGCCCACAATGACGGAGTAACATTATTGTCGTATAGCTTTTTAAATGATAAAATTGGAGAAGCCTTAGACGGGGCTTATGTAGTAAAACCATTTGAAAGTATACCGATTATAAGTGAAACATTAGACGTAGCAAGGAATAGGCTTTATTTAGCGAACAATGTTATTGGATATGATACACCAGTATTTACTTCTTTAGAAGCTGCTTTTGTAACTAATTCTGAAGGGGCTACTGTTATAGGTACATGGGTTAGTATTACTTATAATTTTGGGCTTAATGTGCATTATTTTTTAGATATTCAGGATGTTGGAACGGATAACGGATTTTATGATACTACATTAATATCTCAACCGCCGCCATTCCCGATATCTGTCGCTATCGGTGATTTAACAAAAGTAGCAGGAGGCCCAGCCGATTTTGCTATTTATGTAGTGGCTAATTATCCCGATTGGACAGGAGGTATTGTTGATACTGGCAATACTTCTGAAATAACAGGTATAAGTCCAGTGTCATTGACGGGAGCTACTTCATTTAAAACTGATGCTTCCTATCAGATAGGAATAAAATTTGGAGATTTTGGGGATAGAAAATGCGGTGTACTTACATCGGATTTCCAAATATATAAAACACCAGATAGAGAATTTACACAAATAACTTTTATTACAGGGCTGAATTGGGTTCTTATAAACAGTAATGCAATAAACGAAATACCAGATTACGCAACTACATATTCTATCGTTATTACAAAATGCTTAAGAACAAGATATTTTTTAGAGTCCAGAGTTAAGAATATAACATACGCTACAAAGGTTGTCGCTGACGGGACTTACGTTTTTAATACAAGTGCCTATGCAGCTACTTTGAATGGAGTTGCTATTGATATTACATTATTAAATAGCTATGGGATGGGGTATGTTTTTACTGAAGGAGATTTGGTAAAAGTATATATTGATGGTGACGCAACCGTTTACACACTTTCTATTGTAGCGCAAGACGGTATTTGTCTTATAGACTTCCCCATTATTTAACTTTTATCTTCCCTGCTTTTTGTGCTTTGTTTATTTGGTCATCTGTCCACCCTGCTTTTTTCAATTCATCTCTTGTATATCCATCATCAGCAGGCTGCGGTGGCTTTGTTATCGCTTTGCCCGTTTCTCCTTTTTCAACAGTTTCAACTTTACCTCTTACGTTTGCTTGTTTTGGTAAATTAGTTCCAGTATATGAAAGTGTGGCTATTTCATTTTCTGGGTTAGCCAGTAACTTTCCACCTTCAGAAGTGCGATATACCCTTATATTTCCCGCACTATCTTTTCTTATAAATACGTTCTCGCCACCTTCCCCTACTTCATACCCTGCATTTTCGACAGCCTTTTTAACAACCTCTTGCCCATCATTTTCTAATGCGTTATACCTTGTTGCATTAAATCCTCTTCCTAAATCATAATCTATTTTACTATTAATCCTTTCATAAACTTTATTTATCAATGCATCTGGGTTTGCACCACCACTACCACTTACATTCACTGTCGTTCTTGCTGGCCGTCTATTTTCTACCGGATGGAAGTTGCTTTGGTCTAATGCTTTTATTTGGTCATGCAGAACGTTTCTTTTTGCATACTCTTTTTCTGTTTGGTTGAAGTTATCATAGGAAGGAAATTTATCTCTTGTTGCTGCAATCAACTCCAAATTCATTTTTCCATCTTGTGTAAATCTATCCAACACTTCTCTATCAATTACTTCAAATGGTTTCCCGTTTGATGATGGTAACGCATCGGCAGGGATAGTCGTACTCTTTAGTTCTAAGTTAGGTATAAAGTCTTTGCCTAAAAAGCCCTGCTTCATTGCCTCTTGTTCAAAGTTTGGTTTTTTCCAAAAAGGGACTTTTGATGCCCACTTTGTATTTGAATCGGGACTTCCTGTTAGTACCGTTGTGTCTTCTAGTCCTTTTGGGTTGATGATATTTTCCGATAAGTTTTTATTCCCCGTTGCATACCGGCTTAAAAATTCAGGATTGCTAAAATCAACTTGCGACTGCCCTACTTCTAAAGGATTAACAAACCCTTCATCGTCTTTTATTCTCCTATTTAAAATATCTGCTCTATGGTCTTTTGCCAATGAAGAAATATCTAACTCAGGGAATTGAGTTTTTAATACTTTAAGTTGTTCATCAGAAATCGCCAATTCATTTTTCATCGCCTCCATTCCCGTAATCGTTCCTTGCATATCTTTTTGAACGTTAGCCAACAATTCACTTGGCGACATTTTCTTTGCTGCTGCTGTATATTTTTGAAGTATGGAAGATGCTTGTTTATTACCTATGGCATTAGCTACATCACTTCCTGTTTGGTGTTTGTCTAAATTAGTAAGGTCTTGAATAAGATTCAATTTGCGCCACTCATCCATTTCATTTTCCTTCCGTATTTGATAATCAAACCGTTTGTCCTGCTGCTTTCTATTCAAAGCATTCTCCATTGCCGAACCGGGGTCGCCAAACATGGATGGTAGAACTACCGAACTTTCATTATACCCTGCTTCTGCCATTGTTTTTAGTTTAAGCTGGAACGCCTTGTTGTTTCTTTTGACCGCCAAACATTTGTCCACCCATAATACCAAGTGATGCTAAATCACTTATACCACCAAACATATTCTGTGCGCCGCCACCCATTAAAGCATTTTTCTGCTGTGTATCCATTTGGAATTTTTGCAGCATACTTTGATACTCTTTATCCCCTTCATTAATTAAACCACCGTAGGCTTGATTAAGATTTTGCAGCATCCCATATTTATTTTGCTGCTCTTGTACTTGAAGGTTTCCTAAATCTTGGTTTGTTTGGCCTTGACCTGCTGCTGCAAGTGCCAATGCTTGTGAACCATCGGTTGCATTACGTCCTACGTTAGCATTGAAATTTGCTCCACTGGCCATTATATTTCTTTCTAATTGGGGTGCGCCAGCCATTCGCCCATTGAACATATTTTGGGCAATACCTAACTGTTGTTTTGCGTATGGATTTGTTTGGTATTGATTGAATATTGGCTTAATTTTCTTTCCTTCTCTTCGCTGTTTATTGCCAAAAATAAATTTACCAATAGAGCCTAATGCTCCAATTCCTGCTCCGATAGCCATTAACGGTAAAGGCATTTTTATAAAGTTTAGGTGTTAATAGGATTGAGTATTTGCTTTTGTCCTCTACTTATACTGTACCCAATATCTATAAAATTACAATAAAATAAATTATCATACGCTTGAAACTCAACCATTATCTTCAATACTATATCTGTCAGGTCGTCTCCGATAAACAGTTTTTCATCCGGCGTTCCGATAGAATTAGGGCTTAATCTATCCTTTAAAAAGTCGGCATACATTAATCCCTCTTCGTTTACCCATTCAGGGTCGGTTCCCGCCAAGTCAGTTATTTGAATATTTGGGTAATCAGTATAAGCTACTGTATAGTCAGGGATAGCATTGCTTTCAAGGGATATATTATTCAATACTTTTAATGCCGATGGGTTAAGATTACCTGTTATACAAATACGAACAGGGTAATTAACTCCGAAGGCATTATTCCAGTTTTCGGTATCTCTGTCAAGGATATATAAAAACCCGTCTTTAAAGGCATAGGCTTGGTTCTGCAAGTACTCTGACCATTCTGCAATCCATTCATAGTTATTACCCCATTTGTTTTCTTCATATTGGAATGACATTGTTTTTTGAAGCTGGTCGAATATGTCGAATCTATTGATTATTGAAGTGGCATAATCTGGGACTATACCACCGTAGCTTGGTAATACATCGGCATAATTTTCATAGATAAGTGCAGGCAATGTTACCAACACTTCTTTTGTAAAAGGATTAATGTTTGCCCGTATGTGGTGAAACCCGTTTATGTTATCCAAATTACCGGAAGATGCTGCTAAATAATCCATGCAATACCTCTTAAAGAACCTTGATTGATTGTACCGGCTTACTGGCTCTAAGCCCCCTGCTGAATATTGCCAGAAAACGCCCTGCTTCAAGTCAATGCCAAACACTAATCCCAAATATTCAAATACGCTTTCTGGTCTTGTTGTTCCGAATGAACCTTTTAAAATATTTTTAGTTCCTATGAATCCGGCAGATTGAGCGACAAAAGCGTTTGCCGATGCCCCAACCAACTGAACTTCCCCCAAGTAAATAGATACTACTTCATGCTGATGAATGGCTAATAATATGCCCCCTTGTTCATCCCCAACCTTATTCGCCGTTTGTAGTTTTGTTAAATCGCCACATTCTGATGGCGTGTCTGATTGATTTAATGCTTCGTAAGTTGATAGACCATTTACTTTAGACCCCTGAATATATACATCACTATAAGCTATATAGTTTGTTTTTGTTTGCTGCCCAATATCATCAACGAAATTAGGCCTCCCTGAATCTGTGTTCCATACTTGATAGAATTTATCATTTGGAGACATATTTTCAGTAAGATAATCGGCGCTCCCATCGTTTCTTGTTAAAAGAGTTATATCACCACCTATCGTTCCTGCCAATGTAGAATATTCTCTGCTTAATGTTCCGGGATTATCTATTGGATAGATTTGTCCAACTTCATAATGAGCTTCGGAAGATGACGGCCTGTAAGGGGTAAAAACTTCAAACAATACATCTGTTTTTGGAGTTCCAGTATTACCTAATGCTCCCAAATCCTGAAGTTCACAAACAATCCAATTACCATCTTGTGCAACTACGCTTAAAGTATAAATGCTAGTACTTATGTAAACTTTTACAAAATCTCCTTCTGAAAATACATAGCCCATGCCATATGAGTTCAAAAGAGTTATATCAATACCAACTCCGTTTAACGTAGCTGCGTATGTGTTAGTATTGAATACATACGTTCCATCAGCCACTACTTTTGTAACGTATGTAATATTTCTAACCTTTGATTGTAAAAAATACCTTGTTGTTAAACACTTAGTAATATCAATTGAGTATGCTGCCGCCCATTCAGGTATTTCATTAACAGCACTTAAATTATTTAACGTCCAATTAATACCTGTAGTGTAATCTACTTGGGCATATTCTCTTTCAGCAATATCTACTTTTAGTTCTGGCTTGGTTAATATACCACACTTTCTTCCTGCATGGTCTAAAAAACTAATGGAAGCCCAATATGAACCCCCGCTTTTTAATGCTTCTGATCCTGATAAACCCGCTACGGGTGGCGAACCTGTTATGTCAGAAACATTCCCAGTATCAACAATACCTCCTGTCCAATCGGGATAATTGGCTACAACATAAAGGGCGAAATTTGAAGGCCCACTTGCTACAAATGTCATTGACCCAAATGCAACCGTAGCTGGAAATGCTGGCGGCTGCGGAGTATAATCGTAATATCCATTATCAGAAGCAAGCCCCTGAACATCTAAGAAGTAGTGAACGTTTGCGCCAAAGTTATAAGTAATAGACACCCATCTTCCTGTTGGTGTCGCTGAATCTGTTTGTATATTGGCCTCTACCAATAATGAGGTTTCGGTTGGCGTATCATACCCTATTACAAAATTCCCCATCAATGACCTATTCCTTGCCATCTCTATTGTTTGGGCATATATTGGTACACTATCGTATGGCTTTACTGAATAAGCATCATCTAGTGCAATGCCTATAAAATCATTGGCATAGTTAAAGTCAAGATTATTTGAACCTGCATTATGGTTAGCTATATCGGCTGCATCAATAGCTATATTTTTATTCCATGATTTTATTACAAATGCTTTGCCCCCATTGGCGTATTTAACTACTACATCAACCTGCAATACATCTTGGTCAATATATTCTAGTAACGGTATTTCAATCGTTATTGAATTGTATGTTTCGTCTATTGAATTATAGTTTAGTAATTCCGACCATGCAGATAATGTAGAAATTTCATACCCACGATAAATATATCTGTATGCAAACCAAAAACCTTCATCTTTAATAAGATTATTTACTACCCCCGAATCATCTATTTTAACTGCACTTGGTGGTAATCCCGGCTGTCTCCTTATCCAATATAATACGTTTTGCCTCATTGGAAATGTATAGGCGTATGTATCTGTAAATGTTCCGGGATGATTAGCTTCTATGCCAGAATTTATATTTATTCTTCTTGGTTCATTATTAGTTGAGTCAGCCCAATACAAATACCCGTTTTCAACTCTTGCAGAATGTATTAAGCTATCTCTGCTGAATCCCAATCCCCCTACAACTTGGCTGTCATAAACAACCGCATATACTGTTCCTGTTGTCCCTACATTTGGGTCATAGCAATAAATACCATTGTTTGAAAGATCGTTATAATTAAACCACAGCAATCTTCCATTATTCAAATCGGTTGCTGTTCCTATTGTTTGATCGCCGCCATAAGGAGGTATAACAGATTGTGGAACGTATAACATTCCGGGAGTATTTTCCAATCTTCCCATTCTACCATACTCACTAATCGCCATACGTGCGTTCATAATGTTCAAAGCTACTTTATCTGAAAGTAGCCTTTGGCTTGTGTCGCCATCCATTCCCTCAAAAAATGAACGCTTTTCTATTGGCATATATTAATACTTTACCCCGATTGCATTACGCTGAACAATCCTTTTGAGTTTATCTACTGTTATATCGGAAATCCTTGCACGTAACATCGTTACCTGCTGTTCATAATCTCTCTTTGCTACTTGTGCTTCGCCTGCTGAATATGTTCTGTTGTTCTCTTTAAACTGCCACATACAGTAGGCTTCAATAGCGTCTTGGCAATATGCGTTTATTTTTGAAGCCGAATCAACGTCAAGTCCATTACCTATATACTCCAAAACGAAATGGCTAATACATAAGTTGTCATTTATCTTAATTTCATTTCGCCTTTTATTTTCCCTGAATGTGTCGCTAAAACTGCCAACGCCTCCGAATTGCCTTCCTAAGTTTTCTCCAAATTCATTCCAGTTCACCATAAGTCCATAACTTCCTAATGCTCCTGTATATGCTGTTGCTTCTGCTGATGTATCAGTGGCTATTCCTTGACTGAATGGCTGAATAACAAATTCACTATCGAAATTGGGAACTAAACTCAAACTATCATCTTCCGTTAATGGTACTAAGTATTGCCCACGCCTTGCGTATACTCCTACCCAATCTACATAATCATCCGGGATAGCAATAGCATGGTTTGTATTTAGGGGAAGTACTTTATATTGAACAGGACTAATAGGCAAGTCCATTGAAAGCTGACGTAAACAATCTTTAGCAGGCACAAGGAAATTCAAATACCAATGAGGGAAACTATACCCTCTTTTAAGTATAATATTTTTTACAATCTGATCTAATGAAATTGTTGTCATTGTTTAATTGGTGCTTGTGATGGATTTGTAAAATTGCTTACTATACCTGTTTTTGCAACTACTGGCGCAAATTCCTGTATCAACTCATCCTCCAATTCTGCTTCATAATCTGCTGGTATTGGCAACAAATCATTTACTCCATATTGTGACATATCCAAAACCACTAACCACATATCTACCTTTGTAATGTTTAATGTCGTTAAATCCTTATTGAAATAAATCGTTCGTCCCTTTGGTGTATAGCCGAATTGCCCCAACAAATCATTTAGTAAAGTATCTGCTTTTAATAGAAAATCTTGCCCTGCTATAATCTGAACCATCGGGTCGCCATGTATTTTATCCCCTGTTGGTACTTGATTTAAAACGGGTCTTATTTCGTTAATGCCTGCATTTTTGGGTAGCGATATTGGCATTACGGGAAGCGTTGCTTTTGACTTGCCGGAATAAACTGAAGTAACAACTATATCTTCGTAAGTAGCTAATGCAAGGTTATCGGGAATCGTTTCACCACTTGGCAGGTTAACGCTAAACTGCTTCATTGCAAACTTTGCGTTTATCTTTTGCTCTAATGATGACCATATATCTTCTTCGTGGATAGGAAACGACTTAGTAGGATAGCCACCTGCTAATTTAAATAATATTGATTCTGATATTTGCTTTTTAGTTGACATATTATATATGGCTCCACGATTTTTTTGTTACTATTTCAGATATGTTAGCCTGTGTTACATTGTAAATTTTAGATATTTCTGTTTGTGTATTTCCCGATATATACATACCCCTTATTTTCAATACATCGGCCTCGCATAGTTTAGACATCGAATGATTTTCTCCTTTTCTTGCCACATTAAGCCCATGTTTAAATGCGTGTATTTGATTGTCCGAATTATCTGCCCATTCTAAATTTAAAGCCCTATTGTCGGACTTAATACCATTTTTATGATTTACTTGTGGCTTGTTACTTTTATTTTCAATAAAGGCAATCGCAACTATCCGATGTACTTTATGTGTTGTATTCTTTGAGTTTTTTGATAGCCCAATTCTTAAATATCCCTTCTGATCTAATGCTGGAACAAGTAAATGTTCATGTATAACTCTTTTAGAATAGTATTCTCCGGTAAAATACTCTCTTTTTAGGGTTTTAATATTCCCTAAATCGCTAACCATGTATAGTCCTTCATACCCGATTATGTCTTTCCAATTTTCCATTACGGTTTAGTTTGTTGATCGTATGCTTCCGCAAATGCTAACACTCCCTGTTCATCCATATTAACGCCTGCATATTTTAAAGCCTTTGCAATTAAATTATTGACATAAGAATCTTTCCATTCTAGTTGAACTGATGTTAATGGGTCATACGTTTGCGCCCTTCCAACTGTTGTAACAGAAAGCAATGGCGTTGCAGGTCTTCTTAAATAATTAAAGAATCCAATTTGTAATGATTGTGGGTATAGGCTGAATCCAACATTAGTATCTAATGCTATTGGCTTGCTTAATGATACTGGTCTTTGTTGGCTATTGATAGCAAATACCCATTCGTTGTCATTAACAAATGTTATTTCATTTATTGTACTTCCGGTTACGGTAAATGCTGCTCCTAAAAGATGTTCATAATTATCTGGGAAGGTAACGAACCCTGCTGCATTGCTTGTAAATTGATGGTAAACTCTGAAAGGGCGAAGTGAGTCATGTAGTATTTGAGAATCACCCCACGGTGCAAACCATTCTTGAAAAGCATCAAGCTGTCCGGCATCCATATTGTCATTGAACTGTGGTATAGTCAGGAATACGCCCCTTTGCTTACGTACAATATACCTAGTCAGATTATAGATGTCATTGATGTTTCTGGGCATATTTTTAATTCCATTTACCTAAAACAAAGTTCTCTTTGATTAGAAAATATTGCTGACCAAAGAAGTCGTATTTTTCAATAAACTGCGGTTCAAAACTCACTATATCTTCCTTCTTAATTCCTTTTTCTTTTCCTCCCGATATAACCCTTCCACGATCTTTATGCCTCATGGTTATCTTTTCTGCAAGGCCATTATCATTAATTAAAAATTGGTCTGGTACTTCTTCGTCAATTGGTTTAGTTATAATCCTATCTCCTACTGCTACTAAGTGACCCTTTCGTTTTACTGCAAAAATTTGGTCAGGATCACATTTCCAATAATCATTCCCGTCATATTCAAAGAAGTTATTGAACTGATATACGTCTGTTTTCCCGAATGGAAATTGACATAGCCACCTTTCAAGCGTGGATTCGTCGCCTTGAACACCATCAATCAACTCCCGTCTTTTGTCAAGATGAACGCCTATCCAAATTACACCTGCGAATCCTGCACGTTTAGCCATAGCATATACTCTGACAGTTTCGCCCTTTCCGTTGTAAAACTCTTTTATATGTGGATTGTCTTCGGTGGCTTGCATGAATCTATTGCCATCGCCTGCGAATTTAAAGTCGGCTACCACATCGTAGCTTATGGCTACCTTGTCTCCAACTTTTAGCCGACTTACTATTTTATTGTGCTTTGGAAGTGGGTTTATTGGGAGTGCCACGATAGTAGCTGATACTGCTACATTTTGCTCTTTGGCGTAAGATGGGTCTAGATAAAATTTTAACCCTGAATCAGTTATAAGCGTATCCTGAAGGGCTACCTCAATTTTTAGAAGTACCTGCGTAATAGGTTGATAAGTCAAAAGTTTAGGCTTTGTACGAAATTATAAAATTTTTCGCTATTAGTCTGATTTTTTTGAAATTAGGATTAGTACGTCTCCTTCCCTCATCAGAATTAATTCTTCCTTGCCTTCTTCAGCTTCAATGTCAACGGGCATCCCCCGTATCTTGCCATTCTCTGCCCCGCACAATATTTTGTCCCCCTTAGCCAACATACATGGTATAAAGACACCGGAATCGCCAGCATATCGGCCTTGTCCTGCCGCTACAACAATTCCTTCGGCAACCTCACGTTTTGCGCTATCGGGTATGATTATCCCTCCATCTGTTTTCTCAACTTCTTTTTTCTTTAGTTGGCGAACTAAAATGCGATCTTCTAACGGCTCTACTTTGTTCATTTTACTTTAGTTTTTCTTGTTTGCTTTTCAATTCAGAAACTTCGTTCATTAACTCGTCTGCTTTTCGTTGTAAATCCACTCTATATAATTCAGTCATTAGTTCAAGAGTTTCACCTTTATCTTCAAGACTTAGGGCTTCAAAGGCTTCTGCGACTTTAACTGATTTTGATTTTTTTACGGGAGTTTCGTTAGCTAGCTTTGACATGATTATTAATGTTTTATGTTTTTTTCACGTGAAAATTCGATGAATTTTGCAATCATATATTCGGCTTGCTTCCCTACCGACCTCTTTTCATCCGTGGCTAATTGCACCACAATTTTATACACTTCCTCCTCCATTCCGTGTATTAATATTTGAAGATTTTGCTTTGCTTTCTTATCCTTCATGGCCGCTAAGGTAATATACAGTTCAATACAATAAAAATATTTTTGTAGATTTATTTGGAAGTTATACATTTTGTATATTACATTTGCTCCAACCAAACAAAATAAAAATGAAACTATTCCCCCTTATCTTATCAATCGGGTTTTTAGCACTCTCTTGTTATGCTTTAATAACTACTCCCGAAAAAATTTCTTTTATTGTTTTCTTTTGCTTTTTGTCCTTGTTTAACTACCTGACATATATAAGCAATAAAATCAACTCATAACCCACACCCCCACACCATGAAACAAGATAAAAATTTACACCAAACATATTTGAAAGATTGCAACTGCACAAATGGAGGAATAATCATTTGGGAGGGTAAAGCTGTTTGTAGGTGGTGTCGTGTTCCTTATGCAAAAGGGGGCTCCATTATTTATCTTCCAGAACACTTTCCATCCTCTCATTCAGGTTCAGTAGAATGGGAGATAGTGAATAGATATGATCGTAATAATGGCATACATGATGACGATGAATTTTGTGACAAGTTGGGGTGTAAAATTTGGTCAGTACTAAGAAAGAGCGACAATGTTACTTTTAGTGTAGGGGAGAAAACCAACTGCGGCACAATAGATATATTTGAAATTCATTCAGGGAAAATGATGGTTAATTTTAAAGAACGTGAATCATTAACACTTCTAAAAAATCTATCCAAACTTCCCCCAGAGCGCACCAAGCTGTTTACAACTTCCGATGGAAAGGATATTTATGAAAATGAAATATATTTCAAAGTATGGGATGATTTCAAAATAACAGAATATGCAACTACCGAAGGCGGCAACTACCCATTAGGCTATTCATCAACCACCTTCTCCACCCGTGATAAAGCCATTGAATACGTTAAGCAGAACCGTCCCATGAATTTATCCATGAAAGAATTAGCATCCTGTATTACCAACTATGTGCAACAAACTGGTAGTAGTGTTGGGTGGCCAACTGAAAGTAAATCGTGGGCTATCATGGATGTAGAAAAATTAGAAAAACTCGTTGAAGAAAAAACCAAGATAAAGTTATGAAAAAGAATAAAATTATTAAAAACAATATAGGAGTAATGATATACACCTTTTCTGAAAAACAGATAAAGGAACTATCTTTTTTATTATGCAGAACTGATCCAAAACACCCTATTAAAATAGAAGTCATAACAATTCGTTTCATAGGGAATACCGGATTGTTAGTAGTTGAATTTATTGAACATGGAAATCTTCGTCAAATTGGAATACCAAGATAAAGCTATAATGTATGTTTTACGTTTATGATTTTGATGGCTACTATGTTGGTAAAACTGACCGTTTTTTTTGGGCTAAAAAGATGGCAGATTATTACGATGGTTTTGTAAAAGAAAGTGATTGCTTTGATGAGGAATGGCTTGTTTATGATTCAATGGGAGATATTTTAGAAATGTTTTGGTTATGAACTTCGGCTACAATAGTACTATTGCAAAAAAACAAAAAACCTGTAAATCATGTGGGAAGTACACTTACATATTCAGCAAGGGAAGATGCGTGGATTGCGCCCGAATAGAAGATACCCAAAAAAGAATGGAGCAGGCAAGCGAAAAAGTTATTCAAGAGGAAGATTTGGGAGATTTAATAGCTGATGCAGATGCAGTCTTTAGTCAGTTCATTCGTTTAAAATATGCCGACAAAGAAGGGAAAGTAAAGTGCTATACTTGTCAAACGACTAAGCATTTTACACTTATGCAGAACGGCCACTACGTAAAAAGAGCGCACTTGTACCTTAGATGGGATGAAAGAAACTGCCGCCCACAATGTCAATCTTGCAACGAAATGGATTACGGAAACATGGCTGAATATACCAAAAGATTAGACCAAGAGTGCAAAGGATTGCCAGATATTTTAAAAGCTGATGCAGTACTGGTTCATAAGCCAACGAGAGATGAAATCCGGCAAATCATTGCAGAGTACAGTCCAAAAGTCACCCGTATGAAATCCCAGCTTAAAAACTCTTAACCTCTTTAGAATAATACACCATTAAAATTAAAATCATGTGTAAATGTTTAGATGAATCTCAAAAGAAAATATTCGCCTTTGTAAAAGATAATATGATTAAAGAGGGAAAGAAAGTTGCAGAATGGAATGAAGATGATTCGGGGTATGTCAACCGTGTTTTATCATTCGGGAAAGATGGGGGCTGGAAACTGGTTATGCCTTTTGAGGTGAAATATACCCCGATAAAAGTTAACGGGACTAATGGCAGAGAAGTGACATATAAGATAAGTATATTCCCTGCATATTGCCCTTTCTGTGGTAAAAAAACTGAAGATAAATAACACCCCTTAACCTCTTTAGAATAATACACCATGAAACGAAATATTATCATTGTTACTTTGTTTTTGGTTTGGGTTTACTTCCTTACTGTTATAAGCCTTTCGTCTGGGTATTATGCCGAAGCTACTGACCTGACTTTGGATGCCATTACTTCCCGGCTATCTGGCGACAATAAAAAGGCAGATTCATTGTCAGTTTTAGCAAAGCACTACCGAAAAAAAGGTCAACAAATGGAAAAACTTTTTATGTTTTTTTAACCCCTTAACCCCCTAGTATATGGCAAATAGAATTTTAACTTTCAGAGCATGGGCAGTAGCAAGTAAAAAAATGTTTTATCCATCTACGGAAGATGGATGGGAATTGGTACACGGGACTTTAACTCCATTACCAAATACAATTATAATGCAAGCAACCGGACTAAAAGACAAAGCAGGAAATGAAATCTATGAAGGAGATATAGTTAAAGGTGTTTGGCATGGTAAAAGTAACGATAAAGAAATTTTTGGCGTTGTTGATTTCAATGAAGGAATGTTTGGCTTAGAAAACACCATTGACGGTGAAAATTATACTATTAACCGCCTATACATTGAAGTAATCGGAAACATATACGAGCATCCAGAACTTTTAAAATAAAAAACCATGAAACTAACAAAAGACCAAAGGTTTGTTGCTTATTGTATTTTATTGCAGGAGGCGAAAGATTGGATAAAGCATGATGAGTATTGGCATAACAACGGAATCTGCTATTTGGTTGACAGAACTTTTGGCATTTACATTTACTACGAAAATTGCACAATGCCGGAATTTGGGTTAAAAAATGTAAGATCATGTTTCCCTGAATTATACTCAAAAAGAACGATAAGAGGGGGCTATTGGTTTGCAACAGATAGAAAAGGGTGGACTAAAAGAATCCAAATTTTAAAACAATGTATAGCTGAAACACACCCCTGAAAAATAAATATACCTGTACCTATTGTTTTTTTGAAAAAATGTTTTAACCTTTGTTCCGCTAAATTAAATAATTAATACATCGCTATGTCTGCAAATTATTATCTTTGTCTTTCAGGCGTTTTCAGCCTTCTTCATACGGTTATTATTCATTTAGTTTAGCAACTAATGGCCTGTTCGGTTTATCCCGGATGGGCTTTTTTATTACCCCTTTGTTAATCTGATACTACATGGCTAAGAGATTTTCAGCAACGGAAATTTGGGAAGAGGATTGGTTCTTAGATATGCCTAATGAATACAAACTTTTTTGGTATTATATGCTTTCTACTTGCGACCATGCCGGTCTTTTCAAAGTAAATGTTGGTTCGTTCTGTAAACTACTTTCCGTAAAAATTGACACTAATAAATATTTGGAATTAATCAACAAAGGAAAACTACGGATAAGGACGATAACTACTTCACTTTGGCTTATTGAGGATTTTTTTGTCTTTCAATATGGCCATGTGTTCAACCATAACAACAAAGTTCACCAAAGTATAGCAAATTTATATAAAAAGTACAATATCAACATATTAGAAGTTAGAGGTCTAAGTGAGGTCAAAGAGAGGACTAAGAGAGGTCAAGATGGGGTCAACGATACCCCTAAGGATAAGGAACAGGATAAGGATAAGGAAATACATAAAGAAGAACTTAATCTTGATTTTAGGAAAGTTGGTCTTGTTCCAGAAATGGTTGTTGTTTTCAAATCGTCATATCCTTTTTACCCAATAAACGAAGTAGAAGATTTCCCGGCCTGTCTATCCATAGCTTACAAAATTGCAAAACAAAAGGGATGGATGAAAGAATCAGTTACTAACGGGAATATGGACGAAACTTTAGCTGCATGGGGAAAGATTGTAGAATTTTCAACTTCGGATAAGTGGTATGCCACAAGATCAATTTCAGATTTCAATAGAGAGTTTCAAAGAATAGTTCAGGGTATGGTTCATAAAAACAAAGCACCTGCTAAAAAAGAAATTGAGTCTCACCAAACAGCCCCAACGTTAAAATATCTAAATCAACCATAATGGAATTTCAAAAAGACGTTCACTACTCAACAAATTTTGAAAGAGCAATCTTAGGTATTTGCCTTATCGAAAGAGGTGCTTTTGGTAGGGTTTATGGCCTATTGGAAACTGAATGTTTTTACCATACCGGACACCAACTTGTTTTTGATACGCTTCGTGGAATGTACCAAAACGGAATGATGATAGATTCCTTTACCGTTATTGACCAAATTATCAGGATTAAAGGGCAAACCATGATTGAAGGGTATAATGCCGATTATTTTATCCTACGATTGACAAATGATGTAGTTAGTTCTTTTCATCTGGAATATCACATAAACGTTGTCAAAATTATGTGGATGGAACGGGAGATCATAAATCTTACTCATGGCGGCACAGGCAAGTTAGATGGAAATGTAAGCCAGCAAATACGGTCAATTCAGGAAAAATTACACTCACTTCAAAACAAAGCGGCTGAACACGATTGGGTTGATATGACACAAATGATGGTTGACCTTTACCGCCATCAGGATGAAATGCAGACATCAGGAGGCGTAGGTAAAGCCACAGGGCTTAAAACTCTTGATAAGGAGAATGGAGGCTTTCAGGCAGGACAATTGGTTGTAATCGGCGCAAGGCCATCTATGGGCAAATCTGCGCTTATGGGAGGCATTGCTATTGAAATGGCTAAACGTGGTTCAACTATCGGGATTGTGTCACTGGAAATGTCTAACAATGAAATAGCTGCAAGGTTGGTGGCCTATGATGCCAATACTAATTTCAATGTAGTATTCCGTGGCCTTTACATTGATGTGGCTGAAAGGGATAGGCTTTATGAAAAAATAGGTCGTTCAACTTCAACATTACCCATTTACGTGTCCGATAAAACAAAAGTCAATATCCCTGAAATAAGAGCTAAAGCAGAAAAATTAAAATCACTTCATGGGTTGGATTGCCTAATGATTGATTACCTGCAATTAGTTTCGGCGATAGGTGGAAGTTACAGTAGGAATAGGGAAAATGAAATAGCTGAAATGAGCCGTGGGTGCAAGATTATGGCAAAAGAAATGGGTATCCCGGTTATACTTTTATGCCAGCTTAACCGGGAAGTAACCAAGCGGAAAGGACAAGAACGCTACCCGCAACTTTCAGACCTTCGTGAATCAGGAGCAATAGAACAAGATGCCGATGTGGTTATGTTCTTGCATAGAGATCACATGGCAGGATTTGAAACAGATGCCGAGGGTAAAAGCACAGAATTTCAGGCTGATTTGGTTGTCAGAAAGTGGCGTAATGGAAAGAGTAATTTCATCATCCCACTTGACTTTGACCCACCAAAAATGAAATTCACAGAACGTCAGGGTATAACTGGATTTGTACCTGTAACTACTTCTCATTATGAAACCGATACAAAAGAGGAAAATCCTTTTTAAAAACGTTTCACATGGCACTGTTTCACCCTGAAAAGTATTATAAATAACTGATAACCAATTAAAATAAAAACCATGAACGTTAACTTCAATAATTTAAGAAAGCAAGCCTGTTACGCTTATGATAAGTTAGCTAATAGACTTAATACACATATATTAAAAAATACGGATAGCAGGGATTGGATTGAGGAATTTGGGTGGGTTGAAAAAGGCACTATTGTGATTAATGCCAGCGATCTTGATGAAATAATGAACGACCTTAGAAGTCTTATAGGAACGGTAGCTATGGTTTATGAGGAAGGTAGAGAAGATTTTGCGGACTCATACCCAAAAGACAAGCCAATGGTTGAATTTAATCCAGAAGCTGAAGAAACTATTGGCCATGAATCATAAATGGAATAAAGATAATGTTTGCTCTAAATGTGGACTGCATAGGAAAATGAAGTATTGGTGTACTCTTATGGCGGTTGTTAATCACCCACCGTGGGAAGCATGGAGAAGAGAAATGGCTTATGGATATTTTAGGCAGGGAGATAAAACAATAACTCAAGTAAGACCTGATTGTATTACTAACCTTAAACATAAAAACCATGAGCAGCTTGAACAAACCCAAAAATAGTTGGTCTAAGGCACTTTTTATCCTTTATGATTCATTTTATGGAGGGGTATCAATGGCTAAAATACTTACTCAATATGACCATACGTTTTATAAATTTCAGACAAGATTATTAGAGATTGAGGAAGCCCACCCGAAGTTAAAAATATCCCGAACTTCCATACCCTACGTTTCAAAAATAGACGACAAACACAAACACTATACCCAATATACTTGTATCAGCCCATCACCCTATGTTCGTAATTTGTATAACCTAATTAATGAAAAAGGACTGGTGGGTTCAATTTCTGAAAAATCAAGCAAGCATTAAATACTATTCAACAATTAAGTTTTTTATGAGCGAATTAGGCGTTGTTAGATTTGCGGAGTTATTGGACATTTCTTACATAATTGATTTATCAAAAAAAGAAAGTCAATCTATTGGATTTATACCAAAAATGGCGTATGAGTCGGCTATAACAGGGGTAAAAACTGGCAAAAGATGGTCGGATGTGTGTAATGATAAGATTTGGGTAATAGTTTGTAATGGCGACTTGGTAGGTTTCTGCTTGGCTTCTTTTGGGGTTCGGCAAATCATTGGTAAAATGGGGAAGATTGCCCAAATATGTTTGCAGACGGACGCAAGAATGATGGACAGAGGAAGGCTATTATTAGATACTGTTGTTGAGTACGGTAAAACAGTTGGGACTTTTAGGTGGTCTTGTGGATGTGCGGATGACCTGCCTAGTAACCTGTTTTGGCAATGTATGGGATGGGTAAAAGTTGCGGATAGGAAAGGTATTAGCCATACAAATACTTGGAACCAAACATCAAAAAGAAAAGTAAATATTTATAGGCTTGACCCATTTGATATGTTTATCCAACAAAATATAGCACAACAAAATTTTTCTACCCCATGAAATCAGTCAATACTATTCAACAACTTCAATTTTTTCAGTGATGAGCCAAGAACTAACAAAAATACTATTTGATGCGGTTGGACAGGGTGTTTACCGTGGAGTTATTATAAAGCAGCTTATAGGAGGTTATGAGGTATTTGGTAAAGGGGTAAGAACAAAAAAAGAAGTGGATAAAGTAATTGATGAGGCTTTGACATCATTGGATAAAAGTATTGCTAAATGAAAAGTACTTTGAAAGAAGGGACGATTACGATTTTATTTAGGGAAGAGATTGTTGAAATAAGGCACTATATAAGTGTTTCTGAAAGACTGAGGGTAATTGAATTTTGGAAGAAAGTATATAAGCCGAAATGGGAGAAAATGGTTTTCCAGATAAATCCAAAAACTGACACCACAAGAATAAATGAAGATGGCACAAATATCAAGTATAAGTATAAAAAACATAATTTTGAAAACCCAATCCTTGCCCCATGAACCCTAGACAGAAAGACAAGATAGTAACAGGCATATTGATAGTAGTGGCGGCTGTTCTTATTATTTCGTTCGTAGCCTATATATTCTGGGGATTTATTAATCACATTTAAAAACATTTTTTATGAAACTACTACTCTCTCTTATATTAGTTGTTGGATTGGTGGGGTGTAAAGATGAACCGAAAGAAAACATTTACTTTATATCTTATCGCATTTATGACTATAACAACCCAAATATTTATACGGGGAATTATATTCATTGGGGAGATATTCAGCCATACGACAGTATGAAAGCATTTATAACCAAATCTTATAGTTGCGACCCGCTTGTAACAAATGACGATATAGAAATTGTGGGACTATATAGATTTGCAGATTCATTGGAGTATAACCTATTTAGAAGCAATAAACCAAGTACATTTATTTGTGACACTGCTCAAACAATTAAAAAACAATAAACAAAAATGAAAAAGTCTCTCATCTTAGTATCGTTAGCTATTATTATTTTAACTGCCTTTACAGAAGAAAAGAAGTACAAGGTTGAATTGTCTCAACAAGATTGGAGCAATCGCTATGTATGGGTTACAGTAGCTATGCAGCAGTTGAAAAAATCCAACTTACCCGCTAATGAGATATTGCCATTATGTGATTCCCTACAAAAGTTCACCAATGAATTAGCGGCTCAACTTCAACCACAATTTGCAGCAGATACAACTAAAAAGAAATCTAAGTAACTTTGTAAGGGTTAATGGTTCGTTCTCTATCACGCCGGAGGTTTAAATGGTTGCCTCCGGCTTTTTTAATACACAATGGTATCTTCGTTCAGCCATTCGGGGGCTTCAAATCTCCATCTTATTTGAGTTCGGAAGTAGAAGGTATCACCTATTTTATAGTCATTAAGGGGAAGGTAGTTTTTCATATCGTACATTCTATTGTAAAGATGGCTTCCTGTTAATTCTATTGAATCGTACATCCAATAATGTCCGGGCCATTTTTTCGTTTTAACCTCTTGATAAATCTTTCTTATTTTAGATTCATCAGCAAGGGATATATCTACATTTATTACTAAGGGATTGGGAGTAGTTCGTATGGTGTCGGGGGTTGGAAGTTCTCTGCAAGATTCGCAGCTTCTTTCTTTGGAACACATCACCAAAATGATTACCAATAGGAATATTAGAATTGGCTTCATTTATCGAAATTACGAAAATAGTTATTAGTTCCCTTTACCGGAATCGAACCAGTATCTGAAAGTTCGTAGCTTCCTATTCTATCCTTTGAACTAAAAGGGAGTGTGCCGATAACAGGGGTCGAACCTGTATGAGTTGCCTCGCTGGTTTCTAGGACCAGTATGTCTGCCAGTTCCATCATATCGGCGTTGGGTGTAAGGACGGTATCGAACCGACTTCTATGGCTTCACAGGCCACCGCATCACCTTAATGCTTCAAACACCATTTGTTGCCACCAAAGGAATCGAACCTTTCTATCGGAGTTCAAAGCCCCGCACATTAGCCGCTATGTTAGATGGCAATAAAAAGAGTTGGTGTAGGCGTGAAGTGACGCCTCGTTTGTCGGAGATCGGGAGTCGAACCCATCTACTATCACCACTGATAACGTGCTACCGTTACACTAAACTCCGTGATAGCCTCACCAACTCTTTGTCGGGTAGACAGGTATCGAACCTGCTAATCCATGCTTCCAAGGCACGGGTGCTTAAACCATAGTCACTACCCGAAATAAAAAAGCCCTACATTTCTGTAAGGGCTGCTTTAGTACGCTCGAAATATATTTATCCAATCTCTATATCACGCATACGACAAAGCAACCCGATTTTGGGTTGGCGTTGCTGCGGATGTAGAGCTCTTAATTTCATACACCAAAGATAATAAACTTTACCAAACTACCAAATCCTAATCACCACTATTCACCACACCACAACTCTCTGTTCCTGTTGTTCCGGTAAGTGGGTTGGTAGGGGATGATTGCGATTCGTCAAGCCATTCGATATGTTGAAATTGATCTTGAGTTAAATGTTTTGAACCATTATGATTAGCTACATGGCACAGCGTCTTTCCGTCTTCGACTTCATAAAATCCTCCAACATACCTAAAGGGGTCATTAATATATCTGATGCAAGTACTAATTGGAAATATCTCTGGCAATCGTTCACTAGCCCTCACCCACGTTCCCGCCCCCTCATTTAAGGAGTAGCCAGCGATGAAGGCTCTGCGTTGCAAAATAACTTTTGACTGGTTTGGCATTTCTAAAAATGTTCCGGTTTCATCAGGATATTTTTCTATGGCTAACGCCTCTAATTGTTCTCTATTCATGGTTTACTATTTATTGTGTGATCGGGAGGGGGTTGCTTTAAGAATCAAATTATCATCATCATCAAATGATACACATTCCGTACAGTAGTGTTTATCTTCTGTAAAATGCCAATCAGAATCAGCGGCAATATCAGTAGCATTTGATGGGTCACCCCAACATGAATACTCGCAACCAGCGTTTACATCAACTCCGCAATTATCGCAAACTACGGTGTACATTTTTACTTCTTTTATCATATCATTATTTTTTAAACGTTATTCATTTCCCCGGTTGGGCTTTGAAGAGTTGGTATTTTGATTTGAGAAGTTCTATTATTGCGGGTACCCCCTTACGATTATAAAGCAGACTAATAATTTCGTTCTCTACTTCGCCCCACTCTACGGCATCTGGCTTAGATTTGAATTGGGAAGCGTATTCTTCCATTGCTTTGTAAATTTGAGTATAGTCAATATGTGTTCCTGATGGCCGACAACTATCCAATATATCCTCTTTACTTCTT